ATCCAATCGCTTCCCAACCAGTACGCATTGTCGTGACCATAGCGGCTGCACCAGCGCCGGCACCAACTAGTTGGCTTGCATTTAATTGTGTTTGTGCTAATGCCGCGGCTTCTGTCATTGTTGCTAAACGTGATTGTGCTGTGGCTAAGGCGGTTTCTGCTGCTGCCATCTCTAGTGCTGATGCGGTATTGGCACTTTGTAAAGCAGTTAATTCAATCATTGCAACATTAACCGCTACTGTGGCTGTAGCAACTCGACCAAGACCTGCGGCTTGTATGATACTTGCAGCAGCACTTTGAGCCTGTCGATCCATTAATACAGTAGTAGTTATTGCTGCGGCACTTGATGCTGCGGTAGTGACACCAAATGCTACACTAAGACCTTTAACTGCTTCTATGACATATGCAAAACCTTTTAATACGGCAGCACCGGTAATTACTGCTAGAACACCAGCAAGTATTTCTGCTTCTGCGCGGGCTTTATTTGATCCACCAGTTAATGTATTAAAGAATTCAACAGCCGGGGCTAATATTGTCATCAACTCACGTTTAACTGCCATTAAATTGGCTTGAAGATTCTTTGAGGCTTCATCAAATGCTCGGACACCTCCTTCTGCCTCACCCATAGAACCTGTGGCTTTTCTAATACCTTCAGCAAGATCACCCATAGGCAATCCTTTAGCACTTTTACCTAATAATTCTAAACTAGCAGCAACAGCACGTGCATCGCCATTGGCTTTGATCATTGCATCAGCAATTTGCAATAATATATCTTTTGGTGCTTTAGTTTTTAAATCATCAAATGTTACACCTAATGTTTTGAATGCACCGGCTGCCTTACCATTGATATCATCAGCCATTTCTATGGCTTTGAGATCCAATGTGGTTAACATTTTTGCCATGTCACCAGTAGATTTACCGGCTCGTACAAATCCTGCTTCTAATTCTAATACACTAGTGATGCTTAAACCAAATGCTTCACTTAGGTCTTTTACTTCACTAGCACTTTCTGAGATACTTTTAATGAATTCAATAATGCCAACGCCAACTAGGGCTGTACCCAACATCTCTGCTTTTTCTTTAAGAACATTTACATGTTCTCCCATTGAACGAATCGCACTAGATGCGGTACCGGCTTGATCAGCCAATTCCTTTAAAGGAATACTTGATATGGATTTACCTAATTTATCGCTGCTAGCAGTAGCCGATTTGATATCAGCATCACCTTTAACGGCGATATTTATGGTATAGTTGTCAATTGTTGCCATGGCTTATAAACCTTTATATTTTAATTCTTATGCCAGTTTTATTGAACACATAATCACGTAATGCTTGTAATGTTGGATTAACGATACCTTGACCTTTAGTTTGTGGACTATAATTGTCTTCCAAACGTTGAGCATATGGATAATCTGCTTTGATCGAATTACCTTGTATTCTAGTATTACGTCTTGCATTACCAGTCTTGATTGGAGTATTAGCAACAAATGCGGTATAGGCAACTTGAGTCAGTTGGTTACTGTTCAATGTTTGTGTGATTCGATTCAATCTATCCGCGATGTTGCTCATTATTACGTGCTTTCTCCAATATTGCTTTTAATTCTTCTTCTTCATATGCACCATCTGTTGGCATCAACTTACCTTGTGCTTTATGATACTCATAACTCTCATATGTGGCAAGAACATCTGTGACCATTAAATCGAATGTTGTTGCTCTTGTTACTACTTCACTAGGTAACAACCCATATTCTTTAGCCAATCTTCCAGCAGTGATTAATCCTGCACTGTACCATTGCTTTGGGTCGATGTCTTGCCTGATGATTTTCCCAATAATTCACCAATCTTGGTTACTGCTGCAGCCATGACATCGATTGGTAATTCTTGACTTTCTGTCATTACAGGTTTACCTGCATCATCTAATATCAATTTGCGAACTAATGTAGTAAGCATTTCATATTCACTTTGGCTACGTGCTGTAAAGAAATCAAAGTATGTAGTCATACTTACGATATCATAAGCATAGAAAGTAATTGGTTCACCGTGGTTCTTGATGATATCTTCGTTATCCAGAACGATCTCTATTAATTTGGGGGTTGATACTAAGTGTTGAATTTTCATTTGTTTGTTGCCCTTTAAATTGTTTGTATACTGTATTTAGTCTTGCTTGTCTGATTGGTTTTCAAGCAGTTGATGAATCAATGCTATTCTAAAACTAGATTTGGCTTTGAGTTGTCGGACTGTTTCCATTATATCAGTAAGCATAGGTTGTGATTTGGCTTCATCAGCCAATAATGCTTGAAGTTTTTGTTCTGTTGTTTTGATCCAAACAGGATTTGTTTGATTGGTTTCAGAGTTCATTTATTTTAATCCTATATTAAAGAAAAACAGGGATGGAACCATCCCTGTATTCTCTTGTGACACTTACTTATTAAGGTGCTATCTGTTCATCAACATATGAACCGTCAACCGCGATAGTGATTGGGGTTACAAATACTGGTGCAGTTGGGCTAGTCTTAGGGGCAAGACTTGAAATAAAGCCTTGTCCACTACGATAATGTGCACCTGCATCATTACCTGCATAATAGATTTCAAAATAGATAAGAACTTTATCTGAACTTAATTTCTGAATACCTAATTCTTCGGCAGTTGTACCACTTGCTGGATTAGTACCAAACCATGTATCCGTATCAAGAACGATGTTCATGCTGATATCGTTATTGGCTGGTGTACTTAGTTTGCGCTGATCAGTATCGGTGAAAGTGGTATATGAATATACACCAGTCGCGTTAGTGATCGTAACGTCTTGTACAAATGGAAGAGTGATCGCAGATGAGCCTGGTGGGCTAAGTACGTCAATCTTGATTACTGGTTGTGTACCAGTTGTGTTGTTTGTAATTCTACTCATGTTAAATCTCCTTAGTATGGGTTATTGGAATTCTAATCTTGTCAAATTGAAACTATAGGTTCGGTATTCAGCCCTATTAAGATACGTTTGTTGCATTGTATACTCTCTACGATGATAACCATCCAGCAATACATTGTCATTTACTATGTCAGTTATTGCTGATTCGGCCGCTGTTTTACTTGCGTCATCTTGGAAGGTGACTAACACGATAAACATTTGGTCGGTACTTTCATATATATTACCACCCAACTGAACACTTAGTTGATAAGGTGTGCGATTACTCTCTGACGGATCATTGATGTAAATGCCATGCCTATTGACTTCTTTGTTCACAGCGTATTCTTGAAATATCTCAAAGCCCGTATTAAGGGCAAGAAAATAATTCGCAACATCTTCTGTAGTTATTAATGGTGAAGCCATATTAATAGTACCTTCTATCACCTTGAAAGAAATTTACATCAGCCTGATAATTTTCTTCTAGTTTTGTAATAACACCATCTCCATATAGATCATAGAAATTAGACAATTGTGTTGCCTTTTCATATTCAACAACGTATCGCTCTTGAGCATGTTTCCAATTAATCATATCTACCTCATTTATGTTACTAACATCACTAACAAGCGTTTGGTAAAATATTTCAATGGCTTTAAAACTATCTAGTCTTATCAAGGTTTGGTCGCCCTTCACTAACTTGTTTGGGTCAAATGCAGAAATCACATTACCCGCTTCATTGTTTTTGAAGTACCAGGCACCCCAAGTATTTTCAACATACTTAGGCCACCAACCAAACTCAAACTGATATAATATTTCTTGGCTTCCTACTTTGAAATAGTCCGCCCATGACACGTTTAGACTTACTGCACGTTTTTCAGCGGCAGGGTCATAGAACTGAATGTCAGTTTCTGTTGCATTTGATATTCTTTGATATGGGACAGACATATTATTTTCCTATAGTAGTCGATTTAATATCGATTAGACCGCTTCCGTTGCAATGTTGATTGCACCGCCGCGACGTAGATCACCAGCGCCGGAACCAAAGTATCCAACACCAGTTAGCCACATTTGGAGTCCGCCTGGTTTCTCACCCATCTTGATCTCCAACCCTTGCTTCATAACAGTATAAACTGCCTGAGCACCAATATAACCACCAACTAAACATGCAATGCTTGCTTGTGCAGCAATAGTACGACTTGCACTTGACAAGAAGGTTGTTACCATTACCATACAGCCATAGATGTTTTCGATCTTACCGGTGGATAACAATTCGTTACCTAGATCGGATAGATTTGAACCACCTGTCTGAGAAATTGCACCGCCGGTCAATTCACCTAGCAAGCGATATTGTGTATCGACATCGATAACAAGTGCTGGGCTACCTGGCAAACGAGCCTTTTTCCAATTGGCTTTAACATTACGAACTAATTCAAGAACTGAAGTAGCAGTAAAGCCAGCAGTTGGCGTACCACCTGAATCACCAACAACTTGTAGTTCCATTGCACCTAGTTCTTCTACACGGTCAAAACCGTCTGCACTAGTGGCATAGTAACTATTGCTTACCGTTGCTTTGAATGACGCAAACGCAAGAGCAACACGTTGATCTACTTTTTCAGCGAATGATTCACCCAACTCAGCACCAAGAGTGGCTGCTAGATTGAATGCAGTTGTCCATCCGTAGAAAATATCGAATGCGGTTGCAGCAGCAGTTGGAGTAGCAGTAATGCTATTCTGTCCCAATGCTGGGTTTTGTTCACTTGCATTACCACTAACGTTACCACCACTACCAGCAGGATTGTAATCCTGATAAGTGATTGGAGCGAATAGAGGAATTTCAAATACGTTACCTTGTGTTGGGGTAACTACTGACGTTAGGTTTACTAAACCTGTTGATTCGTGTACTGCGCGGATTGCGAAGTTTGCGATTGCTTTTTCAAAGCCGTACGCTTCACCACTAGATCCACCTAAAATATAAGCCATGATTTATCTCCTTGATATTGTTGGCAATTAGAATACTTTCTTTTGACTCATGGAGTTAGACACACTTACATTAACGCCCTTCAATCCGACATTTCTACCTAATCCATTTCGTGAGGCCCATGCATTAAATGCAGCAGGATCACGACTATAATCAGGAATGCCTTCTTCTGGCGCTCCAGCAAATTGTCCTTGTCCAGGTCTTAACCCTGAGCCGCCTTGTAGTGTATTCTGTTTTAGTAGTTTAGGATTACCCTTCGCTACTTCTTCTACAAGACCGCTTATGCTTAAAGGTGTACCATCTTGTGAATATCGTTGCTGACCTTTGCTATTAACTATAACGTAAGTACCGTCGTCATTCCATTGAATATTGGATTTGACTTTACTCATCGCGTAATCGACTAGATCAGCATCGAACTTTTCACCCATCACACTGCGGATATCACCATCTAAATCCTTCTCTCTTAAAGTTTGTTCCTGTTTGGCTAACTTAAATTGTAAAGCCTGGAACTGCTCCTGGAGATCGTTAGTGGTTGTTCTGCTTTGCTTTGGTTGATTATCTACCTTTGGTTGTACGGAACCACCGTTTGTTTGCACATTTTGTGCCCCAACTCTTGCTGCCCACGATGCTGCGGCTTCAACACTTTCAAATGTTTGACCACTCGCTGCACTCAATGCATTTAAAATACTTTGAGTTTGCGACTTACGTATGGCACCTGGATTTGGTGCATTTTGTGCGTCACCATTATCCTGATTCGCATCAGACTGGATAGTGTTACCAGGGCTTTCGTTGCCAACGAGATTAGATTCATTTTTAAAATCATTCATTGCTTTTTCCTTTAAGATTATAACGTAATCAACGAGATTAATTTGTTATATGTAATAGTTATTTATCGTTCTACAAAAACTAGGTTTACTTTGCCATGTTTTGGATAGTTGCACGAAGCATCCATCTGTGTTTACCATGAGCAATTTTTCGGTCTGCTATGAAATTAGCAATACCATCTTGATCTTCTTCTTCAGCATCATTCATACAATCTTCTAACAATACTAACATTATATCTTGATCTTGGAATAATTCTCTCATCATTAATTCTGCTTTGGGTATTTGTACCTGGTCAACAATCACACTTAGTTCACCATAACGTTTGAAACTGCCCGGTGCATATTCATCTAATGTACGAATAAATTCCGCAGTTGGATCAATACTTGAATATACTTCAGCATACATATCACCTAAAAATTCATGATATTGAGGGAAATCGCTACCTTCTATATTCCAATGAAATTGACTGGTTTTAATATATAATGCAACTTCACTGGCTAATAACTTCTTAAGATTGTCGGCTAACATATTATCTCCCTGATGCCTGTCCTACCAACTGATCGGCGATAGGATTGTATGAACTTTGACCTGTGTATATAATACCTGTACCAATACCACTGTAGGTTGGATCATCACCTGGAGGACCTTCTTTTTCAAGTTTGTCAGGTACTTGATTGCCAAGATCACGTGTATAGATTTCTGTCATTTCTTCCTGATCTGCTGCTGCAAATTTAGGATCGATCAAATCTATGAGCATAGTTTGATATTCACTGACTTCTTCTGGTGGTGCAAGCATTGCTACAACTTCTCTAGCGATCAATCCATCGATCACTGAATTTTGTGGTACTAATAGTTTGGCTTGATTCATCAATGCTAATCTATAATTTGTATCACTGCGTTCGTAATTGGTATCATATTCTACTTCGCCTGCCCAACGAACACCCATAAATCGTGCTGCAAATGTCCATAACATTTCTTCTGTTACTTCCATCAAACGGGCTTTACTGCGGGCTACTTTATGTAATGTTCTACGTTCTTCGATGATAGATACACCAGATTGTATGGAACTACGATTCATACGTAATCCACCAAAGCCAATCAAGTTTTCTAATTCTTCTAATAGACTTCTTTGTTTCTCTATGATCATTGCGACATCTGCGGTATCGATCTTAATGGCTTCGATTTGTCCCTGTATTGCACGAACAATGGCGCCGGCATGTGCTGGAACTTTAACACCAGCATCAGCACGTATGATCGTCTTTGCAAACATGATAGATTGATATGCTTCACATTCTAGTTTGTAATGTTCGCGTTGTGCATCACTTGCATTATCAATATCACTTACTCCAACGTCATTTCTGCGTGGATCACGACGACCAAATGCAATAAATCCTGGGATGCTCATTCCTGCAGGAAAATCACCTGTATCTATTAGTGTTGCATCATTTTCTGCATTATCTTGTTTCTCTACACGATAACTTTCCCAACGACTTGGCGTTGCTGCATCACCTAAATAATAACATTTGAAATAATAACAATCATGTTCTTCGAATTCTTTTACTTTAACATATTGAAGAATCTGTCTACCACCATAATATTCAAATTTCCAATCCCATACATCTATTGGATTGATAACACAAATATATGGTCTACCTAGATTACCTTCGTAATTTTTTGGCATATCAACAAATACCCATGCATGTCCAAATATACCTGTCATCTGACCAATCGATTCCATAACACTATCTAAACTACGATTGCATAGATCAGCATCTAATTGGAATAATTCAGACCAATCTTGTGTATCTGGTTCTAAGTTGATACCTTCGCTTGTAGCAAATCTAACATTGCGTTTGATGCCGGGCTCAAAGACAAGATCATTGACTGAATCAACAATATATCGGCAAATTGGTTGAGCAACGGTATGTGTTATCACATCAACATGAATCTTTTCATCTTCGCTTGGGCGTTTTTTACGTGCTTGACGTTTGAATGCGGTACCACCAAGATAGGCCATTTGGTAGTCAGCCATGGTTGGGTAAATTGATGTATAGACCGGACAACGGTGTAGTAAGTCTTTATTTCTCATTGATCATGATCCTTGTTTTATGCATATGGCAATCTATGCCCATGACTGTAGGGGTGTTATATCTATTTATACTTTGCGTAAGGCTAGATTTTATGCTTGCATTTATCATTATGTAATCTTCCTATAACTGTATTACAGCCATGATAACCACAATGTAAACATGTACTGCTCTTATGTTTATGACCGCGCATACCGTGACCAGCGCGGCCCATGGCACGTGTTTTAACCCACAAATCTTTACGATTACCTGTATACAGATGTTTAGGGTTAACACATAGATAGACTGAGCAGGAATGCAATACACATGTATTAGTGATCGTCAATCCAGCCCATTCTGCACTTACTCTATGTGCTGTACGCATTTTCTTTCTATAACGAAACATGCCAAATCCTGCATTGTTCTTTGATCCAGTCCATAACCAACAATCATTAGGAGCAGTTTTATCTACGTATCCCATGAATGTTTCTTTCAACTCTTCTTCTGGAGTTATATTTTTCGTCTGGTATGGTCCACGTGGACCGCGTTTATATGATCTTACCACTAGTGGTTTTGTGTATTTTCGTTTCATTTGTTTGTTCTTTTCTAATATGTTACCATGATACATAGTCACTATCATCTTCACCAACATTATGTTTCATCAGTTCTTCCCAAGTTGGCCCTCCGGGAAATAATGGACTAAGTGGTAGATGAGCCGCACCAGGATGTTTTTGATGACTAGTATCATTAGTGACATAATCTAGTGTTGTTAACCCATCATCATGATTGATAGGAAAAAGATGATGAATACCGTAGCGTATACAATCTCCCAGTCCATCTATGTGCGCGTATGCTTGTTCTGTGTATTTGGTGAGTTTCTTTCTCGACCCATCTTCGAAATGATATGTCCCAAGTGCTTCAAGGAGAATTTTGTCGGTGGGTTGAACGACCAAACCCCCGCGATTAATGAAAGCGTTACTAGTATTATCTGTATCGGCAATGAGAGGATTACTATTACGGTTGTTAACAATCGTAAACCCATAACGCTCAAGTAAAATCCTATCTGTGATACCGAATGGACTAGTTGTGTCTCTGTTGACTTGCGTTCCTGACATGTCAATAATACTGTTGATCCGCCTTCTGGGGAAATCACCACGAATTGCTTGTGCGATTCCTTCTGTACTACAATCATTGATAGCATAACTTTTTAATACCTCTATTTTTCCTGTTAATTTACCTGCATGTGTTATCTGTGCTATTACAGCACACATCTTACGTTTGTTGAAGTCGTGAAAACTATATAGATCAGTACCTTTATCTGTTACTTCACCGCAATACTTATGTTTGTTCCATGTATAGAAAAATTGATTCTCTACGTTTTCCCAACTACACATATAATCTTGTTGAAATTTTAATGGGCTTAGGATACGTTTTTGTTCTTCGATAAATTGTCGATTACCCGATCGCATCTGAAGATAATTATAATGTCTGACTATATATTTGGTGGGCATATCTATTGCTAATCTGAATAGATCATATAGAGGGCCATTGCCATTGGGGGTAGATATGACGATCAATCGACCAAACGTATCTGGATCGCCTACTTTAGGACGTAATCGATTGGTTATCTCTTGTAAGGTATCTTGGGTATATAATGCTGCTTCATCTGCTACCCACATGCCAACATTTAGACCTCTGAGATTTTCTCTTTGTTCTGCTGATTTACATCTAATAAAGGTACCATTGGGAAATCTAATAGTCAATTCTGAGTTATTAATATCCTTACCATCTTGTAAATTGAAATATTTCATACATGAACGTTTTAATGGTTCCCAGATCAATGATTTAATCATGGCCCCAGTTGGTGCTGAATAGATGATATCTTTACCCTTATGATATCTAGCATCACTAGCAAATAATGGCAATGCGATACTGGCTAAAAATGTCTTCCCACTACCAACAGGAACAATATCTACACAATGCTTATCTGTTGTAAGCCAATCTTGTAAGATAGTACCTTGTTCTCCATAGAGTGGAACATTAATATCATTCATTTTTGGGTTGTGAATCTAACTCTACTTTCCAATCTTTTAACTCTACATTAGGGAAGGTAAAATGATTATGTAGACTTTCACCCATAGTAGTGATATCGATTGCTTGTTTATCTGCTATCACTTTACTTAAAAACATCTGTTGATAACGTTGTATAACATTGAGATCACCACTACGTCTGGCTGTAGCATAATCTTCGGCTAGACCTTCAGCAAATGGTTTATCTTTCCGTTCGATTTCTTTAAGTATATCTACGGCTGATAATTTGACTGTACTTCCTACTTTGCGACCTGAATTTGGTCTGGCACCACCGCGACCTTTCTTTTTAGGCACAATTTGGACAGTCTGATTATTTTCCATTGGCTTCATATCGAATGTTTTTTCTAGATTGTCATTGACCTGATTGGTACGTACAACATTCTTGACGATATCTGCTATTATGCGGCTCATATGTATATCTCTTTAAAATCATTGGGGTTATCGGTTGGATCCAATCCGTCATAATAGATCCCATCTTGCCCTAAATATTTCTTATTACCTAGATTTTGCAATAGATGTTGATTATCCTTTGCCCAAAGTAGTTTAAGTTCTCGATAACGTTCACTACCTAACATGATTTTCAACTGTGTTGCACTATCTTCTACTGAAGGATTGACATCAAATTTGCTATCGCGGATTGTTTCCATAAAAGCAATTGCTTGATCCATTTCAAGTTCAGACATATATTTGCTGAGTTCGACTACCAATCGATCAAAGTTTTTGATTTTAGATGTATCAGGACGATCAATGAGTTGTCTTTTGTACATTATTTTTCTCCAATAATTGTGTTCGATTAGCCTCATTTACTAATGCTGCTAATATCTCATATGCGGCTTTTATGCCCATGATCTTATTATTACGATCAGATTCTTCATGTAGAGGAAGATCCATATCATTTAAAATCTTTATAGATTCTATTAAATCTCGCATGAGTGGTTCTAGACTACACCAAGTGATGTTATCTGGACCTTTTTGTAATTTATAGTTTGTTGTAGTAGACATTCTTAAATTCTTCCATTGTTATTTCACTGAAATTAGTGATTGTGTGTGGTAATCGTTTTTGTACAAAATGATCATTACCGACTACTCTGATATAATGACATTGGGGATGTTCCTGCAAGACCTGTCGCAATTCTATATACCAATTATCTGATTGAGCAGTTGCAGGGTTTGTGCTTGGTGCATAATTAAAAGTATCAGAATAGACGTTATTGACCTTACCATTGGGTAATCCTATATAATCGAATCCTATAGTATATACTTGCTGATGGTTATGTATATTTGCTAGTTTCATTGCTGAATGTCCAGAGTTTTTACCTGGATGATGAGGAAAATAGTTAAAGTTTCCCGGAGTTTGAATATGATATGTAGTAAAGATAGTATGCGTTTTATCTATACCCAAACGTGCATATTCTTCGATCATCCTAATATCGACTGAGACCAAAAAATCAGGTTTGAAATCTCTATATAATGCATTACAGCCATATATAGGTTGATTTTTAAACTGGGATAAAACTGTTAGGTCGAGGTCTAGCCTAGATCGGCCATTTCCAATCACGAATGCCATTTTTATTTCTTTTTTTGTTTATTTTTTACTGCATCTGCACGATTTTTATACAATCGACCTTGGTTACCATAACGATAATATGTCTCATTATCTTTCATTACTTTTTCGATTGGCATATCAATATCCTCTAATGTTCTTTTATTAAACACAAATTCTTGAGTTTCTTGTTGTGTTGTTTTATTTATCATTAGTTCACGAGTGCAAACCAAAGGATGTTTTTCCAAAGTAGAGAGTTTACCAAGAGCGCGACCACAATCAAAACATCTAAAGCCAATGATTTGCCATTGAAGATTTTTTAAAGCATATACTGTAGCATAGCGGGGTTGTGGGATATGTTGTGGCATATTGGCTAATTTCTTTATTATTTTTAGTTCACGTGAATCATTTCCACGCATAAGCCGTTCTACCCTATGTGTATTTGATTGTAAGGGTTTATCCGGATACCATTCGTTTTCCAAATGATAGGTATTGGGGCCACCTCTATGATGTGCGCTGCCAGGGGGTCTACCACGTTTATTCTTTTTTATCTCCATACCCGTATATATCGGATATTGAGACTACCCAATCATTTTGGGATATCGTTATTGATACCCATTACTTCATAGCCATCGAAATAGACATAGCATTCCCAATAATGACTTTGTTTATCCAAGATGATTTTATAATAACCTTCTGGATGATTTTTGAGTAAGAGTTCTGCTCGTTCGATATCAAGTTGATTGCCTGTGATATGTAACACAGTATATGGGCCGGGTTTAAGTTTCATTTATTGCGGGGAGAAAATTTGTGTTTGATCAGTTCATCGAAGTCTATATCTAGACCAGTTGGATGTGCTGATTGTGCTGATATGCTGGCCGAAATCAATTGACTAGCAGTTGGAGACATATCTTTGATCGCATCATACATGATTTGTGATTGATGTTCAGTCAAGACTGTTGAAGGAATAACCTCAGCGAACAATTGATGAAGATTTTCATGTTGTTGAGGGGCAACAGTACCACCTGGATGAGACCACATGTTTGCTGCTAAGGCATCTAGATCCAAACGTGTTTTGTAATCTTTACCAGCAATCTTGATTATGGCCCATATCTCATGTATATGTAAGTTCTTTTGTTCCTGATCTCTTGATACAGTGAAAACATAAGCCTGAGCCTGACTTTTTCCATCAACTACATTATAAATGTGGTATTCTAGATTTTCCATTTTTAATCTACAAATTGAATGACATTCTCACTGAACAAGATAGTATCCAGTGCAGAATGTTTTTGTACATCTATTTTTAAATCACGTAATGCTTCTGCGATACCAACAAAGGTATTGATGATATTTTGCAGATGTTGTGATTGTATCTCAGTTAGATCGTTTTGAGTTCCATACATTGTATTGTTTAAAGTGCCGGCTATGAAACTTGCTGGGCTATTATGTTTACGCCATTTTCCATGCCGGGGTAATGTATCACTGGGTTTAGTATACCATTTAACTAAATCCTTGACGTCCTTGCTGGGACATAAACTAAGTTCATTCATGAGTGATTGAATGCCAATAATCACTGTAGTAAGATAATCTAGATCGGCTCGTTCTATTGTCATATAATTGGTTGATGCTGCTGTAAGTTTTAGTGAATAGTAGATTGTACGCATAAAATACTCCTGTGTCAATAGTACTTAGCGATATCTATCCCAAAACTTGGAATAAGAGCATTATTTTGGTGTTTTACAAATGGCTGAGCCACCCTATGTGGCCCAGTTTGTTTCTACGTAGCAATCGGCATGTAGATATCTCTATCCACAAAGTTATTTATTCTTTCGATAGTATCGGGACTTCTTCTTCTTCTCAACATATATCTCAACGGCAACATGATGGATATCTATCAACTCATATGCTATCTTTTCTGGCAACCAATCCAAAAAACAATCATGCCCACTACAAAATAACCCGGGTGTAGGAGATTGTTTACCTCTAAATAACTTCCATCTGATTACCATTTGACAACCCAAATGTTTATTTGCTACTGATTCAATCATTTTTCTTCTTTGACCTCACGTTCCCAGGCACCAGTGAAGTCAAACGTTCCCTGTTGTTTTACCGTAAGATTATCATCTAATGGGATCACATATAATTCACCCAACATATATAATATAGCATGCATATGTGTGGTATAATCATAGATCGCTATTATTGCTGATTTAAGATTAGTTTTATGCTCATCTTCTAGTTTATATTTTCCAGGATTATATCTGATACGTCCAGAGAAAAATTTTGCATATTTTGGACAATTCAACTCCATATCCATCAGTGCTTGTTCTAGGATTAGATTGTTATTTCTCTTGAGTGATCTATATGTCTCATCTTTCGCTGTAGTTAGGCTGCTTCGCATGAATATATTGAATTTCTTATCATTGTCTTCCTGGATAGATATGTATGCATTAATTCGATCAGTTCTTGTACCTCTGCGTATTTCATTGACCGAAATGTTTATTTTCACATAATAATCTTCCAAAGAAATCTTTCTAGGAACATTTTTCCTTGGGGTTTTTCTTTCTTCTTTTTCTTCACTTGGGGTTTTCCTTGCTTCTCTTTCAGAAGCGGAGTCCAAAGGACTCGGAGAGGAAAAAGGCGCCGAAGGCGCTATTACACTTTCATTAGCAGGACCTGTAAGGTCAGTGCTTTGCTGAAGTGTACTATCACTCTCTCTACAACTACCACTATCATAGTTGTAGTACACTTCAGCATAATTATTATATTTATCTGATATGATCTCTAGATCGGTATTCATTGATTTGTTCCTTTAAATAAATTGTTATATTACAAATAGACCGGGTGAATCTCCTATTGTCCTTCCCGATATCACTCTCAAACGAAGAGAGAGATGAAACCCCGGGCTTCGTTTTCCCGGGGTTTCGTGACATTTAGGAGATCAAGTTCTGATTTAAGGAATTTGATTAGGACATATAAGCATTGTCAGATGCTTACAATACTTATTTAT